AGTCAGCCTTGGCGGAAAGGTACGGGTCTTCTTCCTCAACTTCTTCCTGAGGTTCATACCCGCCTTTCATGCGGACGTATTCTTTCGCCCGGTCAAGGCTTCTGAACTCACCCTGCTCCACCAAATCCTGGGCCTGTCTGTCCATCATGGTTTCGTAGAGCGGGGCCAGCTTGGCTTCATACTCGGCGCGGATTCGTTCCTCTGCCTTCCGGACGGCGTCGTTCACTCTCGCGCTGATCCAGCCGGGTTCCTTCGCTTGCGGTTCAATGGGCTGCGCTTCGGCTTCCGCCTCAGGCATGTCCTGTGTTTCCGGGGCCTGTACTGCGTCGTCCAGCACGATCCCCTCAATGTTCTGTTCGACCGTGTTTTCCATAGGGGTTCTCCTTTCGGATATATATAAGAAATCCGCCTTTCGGCGGATCACTTATTCATCCGGGATCTGACTGATCATATCCCTTGTTGCGTTGGCCATGCCTTCCGGGGTAATCGTTTCCTCGGGGGAGGCTGCCGTTTCCCCGGGGGCGTTCATCATGCCGCCGCCAATGTTCTGAAGCGTGTCGGCCATCTGGCTGGTGGCGTTCCGCAGGTTCTGGTTCTCAGCCTGCAATTGCTCCATCTGCGCGGCCATTTCTTCGTTCTGCTGCTGCAGTTGCATCATCATGTCCTGCTTTTCTTCGTTGGCCTCAATGATCGGCAATAACCGATCCTTGCCTTCGATATTCATGATCCTGAATAAAGCGGACAGGGGGAAGTATTGCTGTGCCTGGGCGGCCATGGTGTAGGCTTGTAAAAACATTTCGTTCTGGGCCTGGATCTGCACAGGGTTGCGTTTTTCCACCTCAACCTTCACAAGGTAGGGCGGAACATCACTGTCGCCAAAGAACTTCTTGGAGGAAACCTCCACGGTCTCGCCGTTGATGTTCAACAACCGTTCCTTGTTGTAGAACTGGGCCATCAGCCACAAAACCTGCTCCACAATCGCTTTGAAGCCGTCATTCAATGTGGTGGTACGCATCCCGGTGATCTTGCCGCCGGCTTCCTGCAGGTACCCAATGGCCTTACCGGAAATAACACCGCCGGTGGTTTCACCACGGGTGAACTGGTTCGCGCCGGAGTCCTGCTTCATGTCGCTCTGGAATTGCAGTAACTGGTTGGAGATCATGCCGTTAAAGGGCACATGCTGCATCCAGTTCCAATCCTCGCCCTGAACAACGCGTTCGCCCTCGACAATGTCCTGGCTCCAGTCGGCCAATTGCCTGGGGTTAATGCCAGACCCCTTCCGCATCAGAATCCTGCCCTTGGAGGACATTCTCAGGTTGGTGTCGATGTAATGCGCGTAGCGGTTGATATACCGCATCATGGGCACTAGCTCTTTGACCAGGCCTTCGCCGGCAGCAGAGCCTTCCACGGTGGAGTGTACGTCCAGTACGAACGGATACATGCCATGCTTGTATACGTTCTCCTGGTGCCCCAATAACGCCCCTCCGGCGGCATACGCCACATTGATCGTGTACTTGTTGTTTTTATACAAGCGATACCAGTACTCGATTAACATGGCCCGGCCTTCATCGGCGGAGTTCCGGTTCTTTTGTTCTTCGCTTAACCCCACATCGTTATGGGAGCCGTCCTCCGTGCTGATGTAGTCGGCGGTTTCGGGGTAATGCTGTTTATACCAGCTTTTCGGGTGCCAGGAGACTTTCATCACGGCGCGTGCGTCCTGGATGTTCTCCGCCTGCGGATCCCACAGAAACGCCTCAATGGGCCAGCGTAATACCGCTATATCACCTTTCCCAAAACTCATGTCAGGATCCCAGGCGATCTGCGTTACCGCAGTGCCGGTTTCGTAAAAGTCCTGTGCACGCCTGAAATGCAGGTGTTCATAGTCGTTCACGGTGTACAGTAAATAATGCACCGCGTCCTGCAATTGAAACGCCAATGCCTCGTCTTCCGGGGTTTCCGGAATTAACTTGGGCTCCGGCATGTTCTGCATCTGGTCGGCCACACAGTTGTTGATGGTCGATTTCAGGGTGGACAATTGCAATACCTGTTCCTTGGAGCCGGGGATGTCTTGCTTGGGGTCTCTCAAGCGCATGATCTCCCGGGATTCCTTGGCATCATCATGAAAAGGGCGGTTCTCCTGCTCAAAGATCTCCAACCGTGTGTAGATCTCTTTCAAAAGCTCCGCGTCTTCCTCGTTCAATACCTGGCTGGAAACCGCAGCCTCAGTTAGCATTTCCATGTTAATCACTCCTGTAGGGGTCGTACACGACGTTCTTCCTGGGCGGCTTCTTGGTCGGGGTCATGGGCCGATCCATCAGAAAATATTTGGTCTCGTCAAAGGCATGGTCTTCCGCGTCAGTATCCACGTCCTCCGGCTTTTTCAAGGAGTAGGGGAGGTTGGGTACTGTCCGGATCCAGTCCTTGCAAGTGTTGAATATGTACATCATGGGCTTGCCGGTAGAATCAAACCGTAATCTTTCATGCAATTGCATTTTGCCGGCCAATCGGGTGTTGTCGCCTCTGTGGAAAACAATCCCTCTGTGGTTGTCCTTCGGCCCCATTTGGTCGGCTACCGAATCGCCCCTGGATTTATCAAAAATAGCGGGGTCGGCCACCGCGTCCACATACAGGTTGTTTTCGTCCTCGTCCCTTAGTCTTTCGATGATCCCGTCACGAATCTGCTCAGGAGTCAATTCCAACCCCACATTCGCCTGGCGCGGTTTGCAGCCGTACCACTCTTTGTACCGGTACGCCCTGCCCTCATGGTCAATGGCCCACCAGCCAACAGAAAATGGTTTTGTGTAGCCATGGTCGAACGACAAATATCTGGGCCAGCTTAACGGGATCTTGAACGGCTCGATCACATGCGTCCATAGCCGGTCGATATAATGATTCGGATCGTTCACAAACTCTGTGAACACCTGGCCTTCAAACGAATCCCAATCGCCGTTTAATAATGCCCGTCTTAACGCCTCCGGCTTTTGCTCCAACTCAAATACATAATCGTCCGTGATGAAGGGGTTCTCTGTGGCCAATGCGGGAATGTACTGCGTTCTGATCTTTTTCGACTTGTGTAAAGTTTCGCTGAAGATCTCCTGCTCCTGAATCGACATGTAAGGGCCTGCGTCCACAAACATTTTCTTGACCCAGCCATGGCCTATGTTCCCGGGGTTCGATGCGCTTCGTACAATCGGAACTACACCCAGGCTTTTCTTGGCACGCAGGCGGGATTTGATAAAGTCGTAAATCGACTGCTCAAAGCTCGTCAGTTCATCAAAATACAGAAACTGCACTTCCAAGCCGGAATAATTGAACCGATCTTTCTCGCTCTCACAATGCCTAAATAAAATCCGGCTGCCATTGATCAATTTGAATTCGTGGCGGCCGGAATTGTATTTGGCGAGTTTTTCAGGGTAGCTGGCAAGCGCTTCCTTGATGTCCGTGTCTTCCAACTCGCCGTAAGTCCTGCGAAAAATACAAGCAGTGGTGCCGGGATATTTTAATGTGCGGAATAACGCGTCCATTACCATGGCCTTCGTTTTCCCGCCGCCTGCAGCGCCGCCGTACAAAACCTCGTTCGCTTTCGTTGAGTGGAAAATTGCTTGCTTGGGCGTGGGTTCGTACTGGATCTCAATCATCGGGCTCGCCCAATTCCGGCATGCCGACAATCTGTACCCTTACCGTCTTGTCCTCATCGCCAAACAGAATGTTGCCATACCGCGTCAGGATGTCGTTGGCCGCTTTGTTCGACAGCCACCCGTTCTCATCGTCAATCTGCGCGTCAATCCTTTTCAGGCTCCGCATGATTACAGGCAGCATTTCATCCTTCACATACGTCCTGTATGCTTCCATTACTTTCGGAGAATGAAACCATTCGCCAAGTTTCTTCTTGGCCTTTTTCATCTTCTCCGCGTCAGTGCGACCGTTGCCGTCTGTGACGTCCCAGATCGCACACGCAATCCTTTCGTATGGCCAGCCCTCCGCCAAATAGGTGACGGCTCTGAACTGGTCTTTCGTGATCCCCAGCGTGTAGCCGGTCGTGAGCTTAGACATGGTGTCCTCCTTAAAAAAATCCGGGAGTGGTGCTGCATCCGGGAGGGGAAGTATATACGCTACGGGGCCGAGCCGCCGCGGAGTCCCAGCCCAGAATCCGCCCCCCGGGGTCCGAACAGGGTACCCCACCCCCGGGTGGAGGGGAGGGGGGATGGGGGGAGCCGTCCTTTTTTATTTTGTCTCGGTACTCTTCGCAAAAGAATTGTTTTGTGAATAGTTCTAAAACGGTTTACTATTTATTTGGTAACCAGATCCTACAGGTCTGCATCCTCATCCATTATCGGATTCATTTTATGCATTCCATACCGATAATCATGCAACAGAATGTATGAATACTCAGAGCCTATGCAGGGTCTTCGGGGCGCTGGGCGTGGTGCTGGGAGCTGCTTGGCGTGGCTGCCCGGGGTGGGGGCCTCTCCCGAACGCGTCTATCATACCCAGATCACCTGTGCTCTATCCCTATCTCCCATGATCCACCCAGATCATCCGTACTCTATCCGCCAGGTTCTATCCCTATCTCTGTACTATAAGGGACTATGGACTGTCCAGAATACGTCATCCTGTTTCCCTTCTCTACTTTCCCTCTATTCCATTCTCAGTTCATCCTGTATCTGTTGGGCAAGATCTGCTTCTTCCTTCTCGATCCGTTCCAACTCCCCATTCTTCTGGGGCTTTTTCTCCGGCATTTTTCCCACCTGCTCTAATGAAGGAATAATTTCCTGCAAAAAAATTTTCAAAAGGGGGTTGACGAACGATTTGTTCGTGTGCTATGATACAGCCATCAGCCGAACAGATTGTTCGTGCAAACTGAAGGAGGAAGTACAATGAAGATCACCCTGGATAAGAACACCATCACCCTGGCCAAGAAGGAAGACGCCCTGCAGTATGCCACCGAAAACACCTGGATCGACAAAGAGACGCTGGCCTGCTGTGCCGCCAAGGTTCTCCGGAAGTACCACAACACCCAGTACACCGTCGCGGACGAAATCATCTCCATGCCCAAGCTGGAAGTGGTGTACAACGATTGCCTGGGCTTCTGCATCTACGCCAACGACATGATCGTCAAGTACTGGCACAAGGACGAAGGCGATCTATCCGGCTTCAAGATGGCCTGCCTGAGCTTCAGCGTCACCGACTGCATCAATGACCACGTCAGCGCCTACGTTCAGATCTTCGGCAACACCGACAGCCGGGTAATCTGACCACTACCTGCTGTCCTATCGGCAAGACGGGGAGAAGGAGAGAGTACCATGGATACCATCATTCGCTCTTACTGGATCGCCTGGGACAACACCAACGGCACCGACGATGAAAAGGTGTTCCGCAACGCCGACGCCGCCTGGGACTACTACCGCAAGCTGGCGGTGCCCTACAAGAAGCTGGTGGCCTGCTACAATGACCACGACGTGACGCTCTCCACCACCGCCATCAAGGAGCTGCCCTCCGGCTTCTGGTCTGTCTGGAAGGATGGCACCTGGATCTCTGCAGCGCTCCCTGATGAGCATGCAGCCATCGCCAGCACCGCCTGCTGAGTCGAAACGGCCTCCGGGCCGTCTGCCGGAACCGCCCCACCGGCACTGATGAGACAGGGCAAAGGAGGATCTCCCGCTGTGCGTCTGGTAAAAGCCCTGCCAGCCGCCAGGGAGGGAGAATCAGAAAGGAGGTGAAACCCGAAAAAATAAAAAACAGCCGAACGGCTGACAGGGCGCGTTTGACAAAACCATGAGAGGAGTGATACCATGATCACGGAGGTGATCGCCATGCTGGGCGATTTGATCCGGGAGAGCCGGAAGAAAATGGGCTACACCCAGAAGCAGCTGGGCCTGCTGTGCGGATACAATGAAACATCCGCAGAGCGCGTGGTTCAGTACTGGGAGGGCAACAAGCGCGAGGTGCCGCTGAGCAAAGTTCGCGCCCTGGCTAAAGCCCTGGAGATCCCGCTGGACTCCCTGATCCCATGAAAAAATCCCCTTCGCCTCTGGGCGTTGGGGATTTTCTTTTTGACTACCTACACTATACCATTGTCAAGAGGTATCCGCAAGTATCATTCGGTATCATTTGGTATCCTCGCCCGGTATCCATTGCTGCGCTGCCTGCAAGGCCCATCCATGCACCCGGTACACGCTCTTCTCGCCGTGATAATCCATCTCGTCCCAGATGGTTTTCCAGCTATGTCCGCACAGATACCGCAGCGTCAGTACCTGCCGGAATTTTTCCTGGGGGAGACGGTCAATCACCTTCTGGGCCTCCTGCACCAGGGCTGTGTACCGGGCTTCCTCCTCGTCCAGTTCCCTGCTCAGGTCCGCCAGCCGGGTGGCCGCGTCTTCGGTGGGGGAGTGCATGTCGGTGGATCGGATCTTCACGTCGCTGATACCGCTCATCCTGGTGGCCATCTCCTCCCAGTGGGCGCGTTTCTGCCGGATCAGGTACAGCCGTTTTTCAGCGTCCAGCACCCGCTCAAAGTAATCTTTTGCCGTCATTGCCAAACTCCCTCCGCAGCTCTTGCAGTATATAGTCCCCATCCACGCCGGTCAGCGTCTTAAACCATTCGCTCCGGAAGAATCGTTCGCATTCCCGCCGCACGTTGAAGGGCCCAACCTTCCCGGTTTTCAGTTCATGCCGCACAGCCTTCCGCCAGTCCTCCGCCGCCATTTTCGCCACCGCCGTGGCCAGCGCCTGGCAGCCGTACAGGTTCAGATCCTGGGGGCGTTTGATCCTGTCGCCCTCCTCCACGAAAATTTTCTGCTGGGCCAGGTGGGCACCCAGGTTGCCTTTGTAATCACTCATCCCAGTCCTCCTCCGTGATGGCGGCCGCCTGGATGCTCTGCAGGTTGCTGGTATCCATCAAATCGAATTCGTGTGCCGCCTGATCCCAGTCCGCCACCAGAATTTCACGAATTTTTCCGTCATTCCGCATCGTCACAATCCGTACCATACTTTGCTCCTTTCATGGCGATCAGCGCCATACAGATGTCGTTGTAATAGGCGGCGGCCCTCAGGATGGCCTCCACCGTTTTCTGGATCCCCTTGGGCCCCAGGAAGGGCCTGTGGATCAGCATATCACCCACGTCCAGCAGCTCCTTGTTGGCCGCGATGGCCTTATCAATGTCTACCGTCATTTCTTCGCCCTCCATGGTTTATTCTCCACCTCCACCTGAACCGTGCTTTCGGTGGGGTCTTCAAACTGCAGCGTCACGCCCAGGGTGTCAAACACCTGGTCAATGGCGTCCTGGCTGCACAGGGTATTCACCATATG